TTGTTTTACAAAATCAACCTCTATATCAAAATTAGGTCCTCTTAAAAATTGAACATTTTGAATACTTTCACCTGTAATCGTAACTGTCCTTACGATTGGCAAAGACATAATCTCACTAATCCAAAGAGTATCGTTTTTATTTATACTAGTTGGTAATGGTTCATATAATTTAAGGACAATTGTTTTTGTAATATCAACTGGTATCCTATTACCTAACTCATCAAATTGAAAGTTAGTAAATGTAGAATAATCTACATCCCAGTTTGAGATTACAATTTGTTTATCTTCTTTATCAAATTCTGCTAAATGATTTAAATAGCGAGGTCTATCTTCTAAATTAAAATCAATATTACGAATAATTGAATTATATAAATCTTGCTTTAACTTATCGGTTGATACATATAATGCTGGCTCTGCTACCTTTATTTCTATTTTAGTTTCATCACCGCGAATGGCTTCCATTACCGATTGACCATTTACATTAGTTTCATCGTATGGAATAAATATAAGATTGATAGCACCATTCTTTACTGCACCTTTCTTTTTTAAATCATTAAAATTAAATGTTAGAGTTTCCGCTTTACCATATTTTCCAATTAAATTTTTATTATTTTCCGTTGTGTGATATATTAACACATAATCGGCAGTATTTGATTTATACTGAATATTAAATGGATAATCTCCCAACGTATAAGTTGGGATTGTAATTGAATCTGGAAAGTTTATTTCGTTTATTAAAGGAACATCATATGTCTCACTTACATTTATAGTAGTATAACCAGGATTTGGTGTATCCCCAAATGTAGTATTAGTAGGTACAATTACTATTTTAAACGAACCAACATTATTTTTAAAATCCTTTTTAACATCTAATGTTATAGTTTTACCTTCAAACCCAACACCAGAACTTAACGCAATTCTTCTTTCTCCAAATGGAGTCTTTATTAAAACACTTTCAGAATTTTTTATTGAAACTGGAATATTAAATTCAGTTGTTTTAAATTTTGAACGCAATGTAGAACCAGGAACTTTAAAATTAAATGAACTTCCTAATTGTATTCCTGCAATTTTACTATCACTTGGTTTTAACTCAACAAATACATTTATGTTTTTTATTAATACATTACCAGGTAGTGTTAATTTACCATCTACAAATCCTGTTGAAATATAAGTATCATTTCCAGCGTATGCCCACTTTAAAGCCAATAAATCATAATTACCGGTATTAGATACTGATATTACTACATCTTTTAAATTAGTATTTGTAGTAGATATGTTTGCAATATCATTTATTTTTAAATTTAATGGTTGTGGTAAATTACCAGTTTCTACTTTAATATTAAAAGGAGATTGTGAATAATTTGATAAAAACCCAATACTTTGTTTTATAGTAAAAGTTTCAGAGCCACTATTAGTTGGTGGTGGGTTATTCGGTTTTGGTGTAGCAACTACCGCTTCGTATTTAAAATCTAATTCAATAGTTGCAGGTGTTTTAGTAAAAAACTTTGGTTCTTTTGGAGTACCACGCTCTATTTCACTTAAAATAAAACCATCACCATTTTTACCAATTACAAATCTGTTTAAGACAGTGAATTTGTTTGTATCATAGTTTGGATATATAATTGTAGTATCATTTAATTTATTAAAATCAAATTGAGTAGTACTACCCTCTTCTACTTTTTGACCATTTATGGTGTAATTTGTAGTTCCTTTTGATATTGAATTGTTTATTACCTTTACACTAATAGTTTTAATTGGAGAAAAATCCCCCTTATCTACTGGCTTATCTTTTGGTTTATCTATTGGTTCACTTATTTGTCTTCCTGTGTTTGGGTCCAAATATTCTATTTTAGTAACATCTTTTAGTATTTTTTCAATAGAACCCGGTGATGTTAAATCTTGTGTAGGATTTGCTTGATTAATGATTGTCTGTGTACCATCTTTATTTGTTAATATGATAGGATTATTGACAGTTAAATCAAGACCCAACATAGTAAGTGGATTTATATTACCAATATTAGCGGCAATACCTGCTATTGAAGCAGCCTGTCCTTCTGGTGTATTTATACCACCCGGTGCCGTTAATGATGCAACTGCTGCATTAATAGCATTTATATCAAACGTGACACCTTGCAATGCTTCGTATGTATCGTATGGTATTCCTAACTTATCAGCGTCTGCTTGTTGCTCTGGTGTTAAAGGCATTTTATATTATTTCTTTACTATAATTATTGATTTTTAGGATTTTGAGAAGATGTATTAAACCCATATTGAATTAGCATCTTGGGAAGATGTATCAATCCCACTACTCGGACCTGTACCATCACCGATACCTAATCCAAGTCCGGCGCCAATTCCGGTTCCAACTCCACCACCAACTTGTGTTCCAATAATAGGAACAACTCCGCCGCCTCCACCACTAGCGCCACCTCCATCACCACCCCCAGTACCCGAACCCGGTGGAGTTGTGATTAGTGAATTATAATCTTGAGAAGATGTATCAGCCCCATCCATTGGCGGTGTTGGACCTGTACCATCACCAATACCTAATCCACCCAATGGATTAAAACCAGGACCCGTTCCCCTGCTACCGGGACCAGTTGGACCGGTTGGACTAGTTGTTCCCTGATTACCTTGTGGGCCAGTTGGGCCTGTTGGACTAGTTGGTTGTTTTAATGTAACAGTTTTGTTAGTTGCATTACCCCCTAATCCAGATACACTTGGTTGTGTTTGTATTTTGGTTGTCGAATTATACCCAGTATTCAATAAAGATTGTAATGTTGAGGATGGTCTGTATTGTCCACTTGCTTGCTTAACCGATAATTGATATTCTCGTTTACGGATAAATTGCATATTATATTCAATTGAATCGTGTAATCTATTTTGTATAATTAACTTAAATTCATTAGTAGATACAAAATCATCTAAATCAAATGCATTTTTTATTTGTTGGCCATAATCGCTTGCACCTAATTTGAATTGTTTTCCATCTATTTCATTAAATACCGATTTACGGAAATCACTATATATTTTATTTTTAAAATTTGTGTATCCTTCACTACCACCAAATACAAAATCTTTGTTTATTACCTCAATATATTTTGGACCAAAGGTAGATATAAAATAACCATCTATAAGTGTTGATATATTTAATTCTATTTTATCTAAAAACGCTTGTATTTTTTTATATGATTGACGAAATTCTGATACATTATCCATAAATGAAAAGTACCTATCTTGCAAATCATTATTTATTGCCTTATCTACTCCCAATAACGGAAGAATACGAATTTCAGTACGAGATGGCGATACTTCGTGTATCCAAACTTTTTTCTTTTGATTTTCGTTTCCTACATAATTTTTAACAAAAGCAAAGCTTACTCTAAACTCACCATTACCATACCCAGCTTCAAATACTAATTTCTCAACATCAATCTCAAATATCTTTTCACCGGTTGTAGTATCTAACGAATCTTTTAAATACATTGGTAATTCTGCTTTGTGGATATATCTTACTTTTAATCCACCGGTCTGTTCTAATAAATTATTTGATATATCATATAAACGGAACTCTATGGCATCGTTTTTGGATAATCCAAAATCAGCTACTCTTTTGGCAGTTGTTTTGAATATATTTAAATCAGCAGGTTTAATTAGTTGAGCGGTTGACTCTAATTCCTGATTTATTTTTTCGATATTTTTAAAATCTTTTATAGCCATTATTCGTTTCCTAATTCACCAGTAAATGTTACAGTTTGAGTTGGTTGACCATCACTAGTTACGGTAAATGTTATATTAAATTCATAAAATTCTTTTCCACTACCGCCTAAAAAACCACCACCCCAGCCATCATTATTTAAATCATCTGTCCAAGCCTTTGGAAAAGTAAATTGAGCAAGTTGTCCTGCTGGTATAGCAATCTCCCGCCTTTCCCATCGTATTTTCCAAAAATTATTCGGACCAGCGCCAGTTTCATTTACGGTTACAACAACATTTCTACCACTAGCTGCAACTTTTATTACATTAGCCCCGCCTACAAATCTATTACTTGCTCCAGAACTACCACTCTTATCTCTTATTACTTTTAGTATCCCAACTGGAGGTTTTGATTGAATTTGTGGAGAAAATACTGCCAAATTACCAGCAACTCTAGCACCGGCTTCGGATTTAACTTGATTAAAATTACCAACTGCTTCTTCCGTTTTACTAACCGTTGTAGATGCAGCCGATACCAAATTATTTAGAGTATCTATTTGTTTTAGTAGAGCAGTTTTTTGAGCAGTCAGACCAGCATTTTCTGCTTCTAATCCAGTTCTTTCTGCATTCTCACTAATTGCTTTTTGTATTGCAGTTGAAAGACCAGTTCTTAATTCTGCAACTATATTGTTTTGTGCAGCTAAACTATTCTCTAAATTTGCATTCTGTAATTTAAGAAAATCGTTTGAAATATATAATGAACCGCTATCGGCTGTTTTTTGATTTAATTTGGTAGTTAAATCTTCTACTTTTGTGTTTAAATCTACAATCTGTAAACTTAATTCTTCATTTAACTTAACCTCCGCATCGTATATAGGTCTCGGTACCAAATCCAATTTTGCGTTTGGAAGCGGTTTAATGAGTTCAGTTACTTTTGTATTTACGGATTTTTCTAATTGTAATTTATCAAATTGGTCCGAATATAATTTTGTTGTAAAAGTTTCGTCACTCTTATTAGTTAAATCAATATTTTGTCTTTCTATTGCCATTATTTGATTATTTCAAAATCACCTAAATCAAATTCTTCTTCGTTGTAATCTTCAATCGTTTTTACTGATAAGTTATATAGTCTACCATGTGCAAAGTTAGTAAAGTTTAGACGAATTATATTACTATCTGTTCCTACTAATACTTTTGAATTTACATCGTATGGTACAATTGTTTCTTTTGTTATTACATCCTTTATTGTATAATAACTTTCAGTTGGTATAGTATAGCCAGTTTGATATTCAAATGTTGGATAAACATTACCAGATGTTATTGGGTTAAATTGTTTAACCGGGTATAATTCTCTAGCTATTAATTTTATTTGTGCTTTTTGCCCTAACTTATATTGGTTTTTTATATTAGATGAATATATCCTATATTGTCTACTACCCACCGCTGCTAAACTACCAGTTGATGGTGATGTTTCTTGCCAACTAATTTTTAATTTTGGTTGGTAGATTGTATTTGTTTCCTTTGAGAAAAACTTAACAGAACCATAATCAACTCTATCCTCTTCTGCTGCAGAACTATATTTAAGAATTAATCCATTATTTGGAATACTACCAGTCAACCAACTTTTTACATTGTTTGTAATATCAAATGTTACATCATCTAACACATAACTATATGTATTTGAAACCGATGAAGCAGTGTACCAAGTACCACCATATCCAGTCCAAGAACCAGTCGTTCCAGCACTAAAGGATGCAGTAATACCATTTATATCATCATTCCATATGGTTGTTGTATCATCACCATTACGATAAATCCAAGTTGCACCATTTGTAGATATTTCATCAAATCTTGTACCAGTTCCATTTTCCCAACTCTGTGAAATTGAGTGGGCTTGTAATGTTATAGTTGCAGGTATTTCATTTGCTTCTGCTAACTTTAATTCCAACGATGCAGTAAATGAACCAGATGGAATTTCACCATTAGCTACACTACGAGATATAGCAGTTAAATCAAATTTAATTAAGGTACGAGCAACATCCTTTGTATCACCATAGTATTGTTTTGATATTTCTAATATCTCATCTATACCAGTATTTTGGTATGGTTGTTGTAAGTATATGCTTGCGTCCGATGAAGCGGTGTAAAATAAGTTCATTATATTGCTCTTCCTTTGATGTCAGTATTTGGGAATTTAATTTCAAAAATAGCAGGGTCTAACGATGGATAAATAATTTTATTACGAGTTGCCTCTACTACATTATATCCATAAGTTGAATAATTACCACCCTTTAAGTTTACAACCTCTACTTTTTGAACTGCCGATACACCATCTATATTAGCTATCTCTAATTCAATTTCACTTAAATTTATTGGTTGGTTTATTTGCCATTTAGTAATATCAAAATAATTCTTTAATGCGTTGTTTGCTTTTAACAATACCTCTCTCTTATTATAGTTACTATAAATTGTAACCTCATAGTTTATCCCCACATTAATAACAAACCCATCTAACATATTAACTGCATCCGTCAACATTCTATATTCTTCTAAATATGTTTTAAGATTTTGTTTAATTGCATCGTTTAATACTGTAAGATTACCATTCACATCATATCCTAAAAGATACATATTAATAGCAAACGGATTGTTAAATTCAGCGTTTATAGTTTTTTGTTGTAAAACATATCGTTCTAACTGGTCACCTATTTCAGTATCAGTTTTTCCTACCGATGCTTTTACTAAATTTAAAAATTGTTGTTTAGCAGTATCATCTCTTAAAACTGCTTGGATTTTTGTATCATCTAATGCAGTATCTTGCTGAACGAATACTTTTGCCACACTACCAAATTGTGAATCCATTGCCAATGTTCTTACCTCAAAATCCTTACGAGTTACTGCTCTATTTTGAGAACCATAATTAGCAATAGCATTTTCACGAATTTCTTCTAATGTTTCAACACCTGCCCCACCAACTCCCGGTTCTAAATTGGTAACTGCTACCGATTGTTTTGATTGGTTATATAATGGTAATGTAATTGGTGTATATTGTAAAAGGTCTTCATCAAATTCAATTAGACCTAATGTTCTTAAATCACCAACAGATACATTTGAACCTATACCACCACCGGATAAATAAGTTATAGTTAAAGTTGTATTGGATGGCGCTATACCATATGTAGATGTTTTTAAAAAATTTGTTGGGTCAAACGATTCACCTAACTTATCTATTGAATTATTTAATCCTAATCCTACATTTTTAGTAGATGGTATTAGTAACTCATCACTAGTTAATCCACTACCACCACCGAAACGAACTTCTACGGTTTGGTTATCTATAATCTTTGTTGTAAATCTACGTGGGGTTTTTAATAACTTTAGTAAATAAGGAGTGGTAGAACGATATTGTGCTAATTCCGGGTCATTTGATTCTACATTTGGAGTTTTAGTGTATATTGTTTCTTGAGCCAAATATGGAACTTCATAATATACATTACTATTTGAATCTACTATTTTTTCTATACCAACAAAGTTAGTATCAGTTATTGTATAAGTTGGATTTTTTGTAAAATCACCAACATTAAATGTTTCAGTTTTAACTTCTGCACTAATTGCTTTTACTTTCTTTGTTAAAAGATATAAAGATGTTTCAGTACCAGATGTTTGGAATACACTAACTTCTCTTTCGTATGCATCGTTAAAATCAACATCATCGGTTGTTATGAATGTTAATTCATTATTTAATCCAGATTTTACTTGCATACCTTCTTTTATTTTTAAAGCGTATGAGTAATCTGGTCTATTATTTACACCAGTTCCTATATTTGGAACGGTTTGATATACGGAAAGTGTAGTTGTTGCTGGACGAGATAATTTTGGTTTATATCCTAAATTTTGAGCTTGAGTTACTATATTCTTATAGTTACCAGCTAAATTGATAAAAGATTCTTTTAATTGCGCGTCTGTATAATAAGAAAGAACATCACCTACATAAGCTGCTTGCTCTAAAAACATCATACCCGGCGATGCTTCGTTAAAATCGTTGAAAGTATCTGCGTAGTAAGTTCTTGTAAAATCAATAAGGGATTGACGTAGAGATGCAAAATCTCTATTAAGATATTTTATCTCCTTATTATTTTTACCCCAAGTCTTTTCGGTAGGTAGTAGTGCCATATTATACTGTTATATTTAATGAGTCTCTTGAATTGTTACCAGCAAATGATAAGGTATAATCCAATTTAACACTTATTCTATTATTATCTTTTGAGTTTGCATCGGAATCTACAACTATATTATTTACTATTACAAATGGCAACCATCTTTGTATTGAAGTTTCTATTTCGTTTTGTATAAATTCATACACACCACCCTCATCAATCTGCTCAAAAATAGCTTGTCTTAAATTACAACCAAATTCAGGTTGCATTACACGCTCTCCTCTATTAGTTAAAATCAAATTTTTAAGGTCTGATTTTATTTGTTCTTTTGTTGTATAAGTAACTGCAAAGAAACCATTATTACCTTTTGTAAATGGCAAAGATACACCTACACTTTTGTCTTGCGTATCTATAATGAATTTCTTTTGTAGTTCGTATGCCATTATTTCTTAAACTTCTTAACTAATTGTGAGTAATCTCTGTTCATTGCTTTCATTACTAACTCAACACCCTCTGGATTTTTATGTGCTAACATTCTTGCTTGTTGTTCAACCGATGGACCGGCTTGTGAATATGTATCTTGCATATTTGCTTGCTCTCCAAATGCGTTTGCATCATACCCAAACATATCAGGTGTAATTCTTGGAGTATGTGGATTTGCATTTCTTTTATCAAAACGCATTTCACCCCAATTACCATCATCCTTTGAAACCGCTTGGTAATTTTCGTTTACTGATGGTTTAGATGGTGTCTGTAATTCTTCATTCAGTACCTCTGTAACTGCTTTGCGGATTTCCTCTTTAAGAGTTTTTCTAATGTCTTCTCTTAAAACCTTTACCAATCCTTTAATTAATTCTGTCTGATTCATAAAAATTATTGTAGTTTATCTTATATAAATATATGTTATGTATAAAATCCCCAATATTCCCAATGCCATATTTTATCGGTATTATTGTGAGACATTAAAACCAGTCCAAGGTAATAATGCAGGACCAGGTGGTGCAATTGGTGGATATTGTGATATTGTATTACAGAACCCACTTATCGTTGTTAAATGTATAGTAGATTGTATAATGAACGCATCTAAATATGGATTATTAGATTTAGTTGGTATTACCGGTATTGGTGCTTCTGGCCATACACCGGGATTTGTGACAGTGTTTGAAATAACAGCTAAATTTAATATAGTGCCGGGAGCTGGAATTGTTGGTGGTATTTTTCCTAACTCTGCTCCAGTCCAATATGTAATTGCACCTTTACCCAATAATGCAATAGATTGATTATAAAATGTTTCTGTTTTTGAATTTTTACCAACCTCAAGTGCATATAATACAGTTGAACGCATTAATTCAGTATTACCTTTAATGACAGTATTTCCAGTTAACAAATCTAATCCCCTTTTCATACATTGGTCATATTTTTGAGTAAAGAAATCGGCAAATTCATCTGTACTCTTAAATGAA